AGCAGAGCGGAGCCTGCGCGGGGAGCGACTGAGGCCGAGCGAAGCTCCGAAGTTTTTTGGCGGCAATGCCGTATGATAGCCTACCGCTCCGCCGCCATCCAACGATGGCGGCTCCGACGAGTCAAATTGAAGCCGCCCTACCGCCCTTGACTCGCCAATGCGGCGGCGGCTAGGATGCGGGGATGAAATTAGTTAAAACTCTTATCGCAATCGCCGCCATCGGGGTGGGTTCGCAGGCTTTCGGGAAAGCATGGCCGGGCTTGGAGGTCGGTTTTACCTTTCGGGAGGTTAAGGTTGTTGTGGAAGACCCCGGAGAAGATGCCAAGAAGATCGGTCTGACGAAAGAAGATATTGAAAGAACGGTTAAGTTGAAATTGCTGACTCGTGGCTTCAAGGTACTTCCGAAACTTCCGGAAGGAGAGAAGTCGCCTGCGGGGGGTTATATTTATGTCCAATTAAATGTGGTAGCCGAAGCTGCGGGTTGCGATGTTAGTTTGAGGAAATATGCGCATCATTTCGGAATCCCATCAAACAGAGGGACAGGTTTATATTTCGCTCCAAGGCAAGGTGTTTATGCCAGCGCAGGGACTCATGGTGGGAACAAGAAGTTTATTCTCGATTACATGGAAGGAGTTCTCGACATATTCATCCTCGACTACTTGGAGTCCAATCTGAAGTACGAGGCGACTCTCAAGGACAAGAAACTGAGAGACATAGATCGGGTGATCAAGGGAGCGGCTGATGCCGAGGCAAAGACTGGACTCTATAAGTCTCAGGCCGCATGGTACAAGCGCTACAACGCGCTGATGAAGGAGAAGTAGGCTTACCGCCCAGCCGCCATGAAGCGGTTGCCCTTTAGCCTGTCGAACTCCGGCATGACGGTCTGCAAGGGTTGAGCCGTAATACGACCCTCCTTAGTCCTCACCTTGGGGTCGGAAGTGAGTTCGCCTATGTCGGCGAACTCTTCAAGGAATCCTATCTTGTTGCCCTCGATGGAATATGGATAGGAATAGTGAAAGTCGGTCTTCTTCGGGGTCTGGTCGACGGGGACTTCCAGCAAGGCTACGACCTTGCCAAAGTCTGCTCCTACGAGTTCGGGGTCGGCGATGTCCCTAGCGATACTTGGAACGTCCAGTTCCAACTTCTCAGCATCTTTTGGGGTTAGAGGCATTGTCTTGGCTTCAGCGTGTTTCCGAATTTTCGCCATTAAAGGAAAGTTGATTTTCTTGGCCTTCACGGCTTTCTCGAAGTCGGCGAAGTTCTTGATAGCCTCGATGATTTTACGTGATTCCGCTGACAAAGGGTTCTTTTTGGCTTTGGATAGCTTGATGCGCTTTACGATTTCTTTAATCTGCCTATTCGCCATGCCTTCGGTAATCGTTCCGGACTCTATGGCGGCTCTTAGAGCGTTGACGTAGCCTAGTTGCCCATAGGCCGAGTGAAGGTGATTGAGGTCGCTCAGTATGGTGATGCCAACGATGACGCTAGGGTCACCATCTGCCACTTCCTTAACCCTCGTCATGAAATTGCCTGCGGTTTGCTTGCCCTTGAAAGCCCAGCCGCCACCGTTGAATATTTGCATGAATCCACGGCCACCTTGTGCCTCCAGAGGCAGTTCCTTCTTCTTGCCCTTTGGGCCAGTGTACATTCTGCCGATGCCGAGTCTGTCGGAGGCGAGAGCGAACATCTTGCGATCAACGTAGTCCTCAAGCCTAACCTTGTCGGAGGCAGGCATGAAGAGTCTCAAGGACTCTTCATTTAGGCGAACGACGTCGCCTTCCTTGGCAGGCATAAACAACCTATCCCGCCCTGCCGCATTCTTTGCTCTAACTGTTCCGGAGTTGGAAAAGCCGCTCTGAGCCTCGCCAAGTTTCTTGGCTTCGGCCATTTCCGACTTAGACTTGTCGACGTTGATCATTCTGCCAAATCCTTCGCCGGGCTTATCTCCCGGCAGTTCGTCGAAAGGAAGTGGGATTGTGTCGTCCGGTTGGCGGGGCATAAAATTGACTGCTGCTCGGTCTGCCGCCGATTGATTGAACTTTATGCCCTTGCCCGAACGTTCGCTCTTGAAGATTCGATCCAGTCGGAACGTTTTGTAGCCAGTTCCAAAAGGCGCTCTTTTACCGCTGGCATTATCTCGTTTCCATCCGATCTTATCGAGAATAGGATTGGCTACTAACTGCTCTTTCTTGAAGGCTCCGAGCAATGCATTCAGGACCTTTTTCTTTGTGGCGGCATCTCCGGCCAGGCCCGTCTCTCCGGGTTCTCCGTTAGCAAGGTTCTTGGCGTATTGGCGGAAGTCCGACCAAACCTCGTTGTCGTTGGCAAACGATTGAGTCTCTGTGGGAAAGTTCTTCTTCAGGTAGGTTAGGTTCTTCTGGAGTCTGGCTACGTCCAACAGGCCAACCAGAATGTTTCCGCCTTGGGTGATCTGAAAGGATATGGGGAAGGCTTTGCGGATGGCATAAGGGACTGGTTTCGGCTTCCTGCCCTCAGTAGCTGAATAGTATCCGATTAACATTCCTGAGTCTTCACCGTCTCCATCGCGCAATGCTTTAGCTACGTCCCTCAAAGTCTGGACTTGTCTGGGATGTAACGGTCCTGCCGCTAAATCGTCCAGCATCGCCTCGGACAGATAATGAACCGTAGCTGATTTCTTACCCTCTGAATTAGTTTCGACCAGATGTCCCTGACCGTGCTTCTCCAAGACACTAATGGCATGGTCTACTGCCGGCTGTGACGCCTCTGCGGCTTCTTTCTTGGTCACTCGGATCGGATTGCCCATAGCATCCTCCTTAACGGAGCCATCAGGGTTGTGAGCGAATATTCCGCCTGTGTTCAGAGTATTCAGAACGTGAGGGTCTTTGACGTCTTCGACTGAAAAAGCATGAGTGGCTTCTTGGTCAAAATCCAAAGGAGCCAGCCCACCTTCTCTTTTGCCGGAGGGTTGTTTAGTCCCGATAATTTCCTCTTTGCGAAGGTTCTTTACTTGGTTGGCATATTTTTTAACCAGCTGATCGAGTTCAGGCACTCGCTTCATATCCTTGAAGATTCCTGCTCCTGATCCGACAAGTGGTTTCCCCGAAGAGTCGAAAGGGATACCGAACTTCATCAGTAGATTCTTGGTGAATGCTCTACCCTGCATAGCTTCGACCACTTTACCGAAAAGCTTGGCCATTGGTCCTCGATCAAGGAATTTCTGGAGTTCACCTGTTCGCATGAGGTCGGAACCTTGTTCCGCAAAATACTCTCTCCCGATTAGAGTCGGGTCCTCTTCGTATTTTTGAACGGCATCTGGATCGGCTCCTTCGGTTTTCCGAAGTTTCTTCATATACTGTTTTTTGAAATCGTAAAATTCCTTGGACAGTTCCCATCGCTGGATGCCGTCTTCTCCGATGGGAGCCTTTACTGGTTGCTTGTTCTCATCGAGCTTGGTGAAAAAGCCGACTTTGTCTGTGAGTGGGTCGCCGAAAAGAATGGAATCTACTACTGGTCGTAACCCGTGTGCTTCCAGATGATGCATACTTTCGTGACGCATCGCAAAGAGTAGAGATTTAGGGCTGTCGACGTTGAGGCGGATGACGGACTCACGTGAGTCCGTTGCCACACTATGTAATCCTCCCGCCCCATTGCGGCCCCACTTGACGGGAATAACGACTGCGTCCGGGTTGGAAAGTGATAACGAGGCAACGGCAATCTGCCCCTCATTAGACATTGAATCGAATGCCTTCTTTTCGACTTTGCTCAAGTGGTCTCGGTAATAAGCCCTGTCGCCTAATAGTTTCTGATAGACTTCTCCCTTGGATCGAAATCTAGCATAGGTTCCTGCTCCCGCTCCTATCGCAGTAAACGGGGCCGAAAAGACTGCTCCCGTTAAAGCGCCTTCCCATTCTCCGCCTGCAGCGACATAGCCGATTCCACCAGGAACGGCCGATCCTTTGATAACTCCGCCCATGAACGTACTGCCGACTTGGCCTGCCTTGGCAAGACCAGTGTCATCGAGAAATTGAGCGAACTTGCGGGTGGACTCAGATACGGTCCTAGCCTCTCCTTTGGCTCCCGCTTCTATCCCTTCCGTAACCGTGTCCAGACCTTCTCTAAAAGGAAGTTTTTGCGGAAAGATTTCGGCGGATGCTCCTTTGACTCCTCCGGGTATACCGAACCATCCCTGAGTCGATAAGGCTGCAGTTTGATCAATTTCCGCCGCAACCAATCCTACGGATGGAGTGGGTGTCTTTGAAATCCTACGGGCAAGATTGTCCGTTGATTGAGCTAGTGAATATTCATGGCCGATGACTTTCATATCTCGACCTACGGAGCCTACTCTTGTGAGGGTTGTTGGACCAAGGTACTTTGCAAGCACTGCGATAGAAGCACCTGTTGAGATGGATTGTAAAATACTGTCATTTTCACCCACATAGTACCCTAAAGCCGCTCCTGCCAAACCCGACGTAACCGCAGCTCTCATAGAACTAAGTTCAGCCTTTGCTTGAGCTAGAGTTAGTTCACGTCCCGCCGCTTTGTTGGCGTCCATAATTCTGGATAAAGCAATATTTTCGGGAACTCTAGTAACCCATTCCAATGTTCTTGCCACTGCCTCTACTGCTCCGCCTATCCCACGAAAAGACTGGCCTAGCACTAGCTGACTAAAAGTCCGTTGCGCACCTGCATCAGTGGCTTTCAAGGCCATCTTGTAAGCCTCTTTACCTGCATCCGTAGCAAGGTCTAGGGTTTCGCCTGCCGCTTCTAGAACTTGGCCGGGTGCTTTGCGCAGACCGAGTGTTCCTAAGTTGTAAACGGTGTCCTTGCCTCCGTACTTGCCGAGTTTAGCTTGTTGCTCGGCTATTTCGGTATTCACCTCGGTCAATTCCTCGGCGATTCGTCTGGTGACCAATAAAGAACTGTCAACTTTCCTAGAGGCTTGGAGAGCCTCTAGTTCAAGTTTCTTGGCGAGGTTGTCCTGTAATCCAGTTACGATCTTTCTGGCCTGTCCCTTGAGGCCGATGCGGAAAGGAGACGTCGCTAGTTTTGCAGTCGCTCCTCCTGCGGCATTCATTGGGTCGAGGATCATCGTATAAGCCAGAGCCATTTCTGGGTCGGGAGTTAAAGTGCCTTCCTGAATGCGACTCAGTGCTTCTTCATCACCTACGAGGTCTGCTGCCATTTCGGCTCCTTCCTCATAGTAGTGATTCATCTTGTCCAACTCGATGGCGGCGTTGGCATAGTCCAAGAGCGACTGGTCGTCGGTTTCGTCTTTGAGCCAACTTGCGACCATCTTCTTTCCGCCGGCATAAACAAATGGTCCCGTCATCATTGCGCCTGTTCCACCTTCACCTACATCGGCTTTTGATTGGAGTAGGTCTTCGTTAAGGGCGGACCAGATCAGTTTTCGCCGATTCGCAGGATTATCTTTTAATCCGACTTGCTGAAGAGATTGAGAGTAATCCGCGCCTTTTGGCTCCCATGACCCGAACGGTCCTGTCGATTCCCAGTTTTCCTGTAAGCCCCGAAGCCACTTCCCCGCTTCTTGAAATTGAGTGACGTTGGGATCGTCGTTCTTGACGGGTGTACTACCGCCAAGACGATCCTCCATTATATTGAGCTTTCGCCGAGCAGAAGTAACGTTGAAGAGTTGTTGTCGGGAAAACTTCTGACCGCTCTCGATCAACTGCTGGACAATACCCGATTCAGTTTCGTCCACTTGGGTTTCGGGATCGTCTGCCATCTCACCAAAGAGAAGCGAGTACATGTTCGTATCGGGAGTCTCGAAAAAGCCGTGTTTGGCCGCATTAACCTTAACCTCGTCGGGCAAGGCAGAGAGGCTGTACGAGGTTCTGATCTCTTTCGCTATGTCCCAGACATCTTGTGAGGCAGGAGGGCGATTAGGGTCGTCTCCGTCCTCCCAGTCGACGTCTATGCCGAGGATCGGGTCTTGAATGGTCCAGCCCATCAGTTTCGCTTAAAAGTGGCGTTTGTTCCGGGTATTGTCGTTCTACCGGGCTGGTTGGAAGTTTGTGACTGGTTTGGCTGGGCTGGGTCAGCTTCAGGTGACAACAGATATTCCGCCAATGCCGTTCTGGATACGGCATCCTGTAGGGAAATGCCATAACCACTGGCCACACTTCTTACGGCTTTTTCGCCATCATCACGAAGAGTTTCTTTTGCATCTTCCTCCAATATTCGTACTGCGGCTCGGATTGCCGGGATTTGTTCGTCGGTCAAAGTTCCCGTCATCAAATCATCCCACATTTGAGCGACTTTTGTTTTAAATCCACCAGCTCCGGCATATTGATTCTTGTCGTCTTCGGTAAGGATTCCGACAGGCTCGAAAAGCCGCGCTACCAAGGTTTTCACTCCTCCTGAAATAACTGCTCCCGTGACGGGGTCTCTTTCGATATCGAGAATCATCTTCTCCAGACGTTCACTTGTTCCGATAACGTCTTTGGCAGTATCGAGCTGAAAACGTTTGACCGTTCTGACGGCGGCTGACCGTATTTTTTCCAAGTCCTTTACGTTAGCCGATGCCACAAAGGCATCGGTCTGTTCTTTGGTCGGAGTAATGCCCTGAGACCTAGCCGCTTGTTCGTAAGCTTGTACTGCTTCCGACTCACTGAAAAAGTAACCACTTCCGCTAGTGGAGCCTCCTCCGCTCATTGCGGCCCGAAGCGCTACTTCACGGGAAGGCAAGGCATCAGCCATCTTAGCCGCCATTCCAAAAGCTAGTTCAGGGTCCTGACCTTCCTCTACTGATTTACGTAAGAAAGCTTGTACTTGCGGTCTGCCGGGGAACATCTGTTCCGCTGACGATGGCAATCGCTTCGACATGTCCGGGCCTTGGAGTCTTTGTGTAAAGGCTGCAAGTTTTTCTTCCGAGTTAGCTCTCATACGGTCAATCGTCTCAGGAGATGCTCCTGATTTCGTTGCTAAAGAAAGCATGTTGTCCGCAACGTTCCTTGCCCCACTGATTTCCGCTGTTAAGTCTTCGGCTGCTTGCGTAGGCTCCGTTCCGGGGCTTGCGAGTAATCCGCTAAATAGTTTCTGTCGATACTGACGCTCTTTTGCCTCTCGGTCCATTTTCTCAGCACCAGCCAGCATCGCTTGTTGTGACTGTCGCATCTGCATCTCTCGTTGCCGAGTTTCCTGCTCCCTTGTTTCGTCGGCCCTCTCGATTTCAAGTCGCTTTACGAATCCTTGTAGTTCTCCGAAGCTACTGCTCTCAACTTGAGCAGAAGAAGCTCCGTAGCCTTTTGCTATTTGCTTCAGGCTTTTGATCTGCTCCATCCGAGCTTTCTCGACTTCGTTGCGATCAACTACGTTTTGGACGAATTGCTGATCGTTAGCTTTGCGAGCTGCCATTGCCGGCTGGCGAGACATAAATGGTATAGGTGATTGAGCCATGATTTACCCGATGTTTTGAAATTCGTCCGAAGCCGCTTGGAATGCGGTCACTCTATCCTGCATCGACGGCTGCGCTCCCCAAGCCGCCATTAATGCATCATCTTCCCTTGCGGGGAAGCTGCTGAAGAATGCTCCCGTTGGGTCCATCGGTTCGATATTGCCTATGCCCATCTTTCCGACGTTCGACAGGCTCAGTGGGTCCACACTTCCGCTGGCTGCGATACTGGCATAGCTGGGAGCGTATGCTCGTTCCCCTGCTACGTATCGAGTGGCTCGATCCGAGGCAGAGTCTCGCCTGTCCCGGACTGCCCCCTCGGCTCCAATGAGAGCCTTTCCGAGACCGTAAGACGTCGCCTGCATCGAGGGGTCTATCCCTTTAAAGGTCTGCTCCCGAATGTTCGTGTAAAATTCAGGTGAGTATTCGCCGGTCAACTCGTTTGAGATGTATTCCCGATTCTGCATCGACAGAGGATCGTTTGCCAAGCCGGAGGCATATGCCTGCGCTGCTCGCATTTCAGGCGACTGGAACTGAGAGGCGTCGTTGTTGTTGTACCAGTCCGCCGCTTCGTCCGTTCGCATTCCTCGCTCTTTGGCTTCGACGTTGTATGGAGCCAGCATATCCCGGATTATCAAGGCCGACTCCCCCGTTGGATTGTCCATGACTTGCTGTTGAAGCCATTCGTTAATCGGAGGTCTGTTGTCTGCTTCCCATGCGGCTCTGAGGCGAGGGTCTTCCAAGGCGGAAATGCCGAAGTTTCCGAAAGTTCCTCCGTAATTCGTTAGTTCTCGATTGTAAGCTGCGAGTGGGTCTGCCGCTGCCCCCGATAATTCTCGATAGGCATCACCTGCGGATTGAGTTGCCGGAGCGTCCGGTTTGTCGGGGTCGAAAGCCATCTTGAGCAAAGCGAGTGTAGTGGCAATGTCCGCAGTAGTGCCTACAGCCGATTTTGTTTTATCTAGGAGAGTCGGACCCGTCTTCGCTTCTTTTTCCTTTATCGCTTCGACTTCTTTTCTAGCCGCTTCAGCTTCTCTAGTTAGACGATCAGCTTTACTTTGACGGGCAAGCAAAGTAGCCGTGGTTTGGTCGTCTTGTTCCGCCGAGGTGTTTGCGGCGTCTCGCAGTTTTATTAATTCAGCAAGTTTGGCTTCGGCACTAGTCAGCGCTGCACTTTGGGCTGCTCCCGCTTTACCACTCCCGGCGTCAACCGTTCCGGCTGTACTGCCGGGCAATACTGTCGATGGTGTTGTCATGTTTTTATCCTTTAGTAGCTTGAAGAGTGTCTGCCGGTGGTAAGTTCTGGCAAACGGCGGGTTTGTGGATTGGTTGGCATATTCGAGGCGAGTCCGGCGTTATAGGGACTTGAGTTGAAATTCCATCCCATCCCCGGAGCGGCGTAGCCGTTGGAGGCAATCGTATGATTCCGTTCGGCTTTCCGGTCAGCTTCCTGTTTTACTAGCATTTCATACCGCGACAAGTCTTGCGTCTTCGGGGCCGAGTCCTGTGAGACTGGCATCATCTCTTTCCTGCTGGGGGAATACCTCCATTCTCCCGCTGCTGGATCGCTGGCAAACCAGTCGGCAAAGCTAAACTCTCTGTCCAATGGGGGGCGTTCGACCGGCAGGATTCTCGGGGCAGTTTCAACGGCTTGGCGGGGTTTTGGTGGTTGGTAGGGGTCGGCGGTTGGAGCGGTTGGAGCCTCGAATGGAATTGGTTCTTTAATCGGATATCCGGGGGCTGGGTCGAAAAGGTCCGTCTCGAACGCTTCGCCTGTCTCCACGTCCCAGACTCCGTATTCATCCGAATAATGCGTTCCCATGCCGAGATCGGCATGAGTGGCTACTGGTTGAACATTTACTATCGGGTCAGACAGCTCGCTGACTGCGGCACTCCTCGATTCGGCGGCGGCGGCATCTTCTTTGGCCTGCACGGCTAACGTCCGAAGCCCTCGTTTTTCGCCGATTAAACCTTTATAAGTTTCGCTGTTTTGAAATTCCTCAAAAAGTTGTTGCGTGGTTTTTCCCTCGTCCGCAGGGAAACTGTATCGGTTGGAATAACTGCCTACTCCCGCCGAGTTCACATTTCCGGGCAGGTCCACACCGACAACTTTTTCGTCCAGTCTTGTTGTGGGCCGTGAAATGTAAAGCCTGCCGTCGATTTCCTGCGTGAAAAGTTTGGTTAAAGCGGCATCTCGGCTAGTCGCTTCGTTTTTGTCGGCGTCTCGAAAACTTCGATAGATTTTACTTGGAACATCCAGAATTTCATCTGGAAACTTTGAAAGCCCTCCCGTCACGTTACTAACGGTCTCCATGCCGGGTATTGATTTTATGCCCTGACCGATGTCTGTGGCAAATTGGTTGAAGGAGGCTGCGCCGGGAAGTTGGTTTATAAGGTCTCCAGTTCTCGCCAAAGTTTTGTTGATTGGATCGAAGTTACCGGGAGTCACTTTATTGACCAAGTCTCCGGCCATTGAAGCCATGCCGAGAGGGGGATACATACTGGTTGCCGCAGATACGGTTGCTTGGCCGGCATTAGGTATGTTGCCGCCAGTGACGTTGGAAATGGCTTTCAGTCCTCCTGCGACTTCAGAGGCTTGGACTGCTTTACCTACTCCTTGGCTGAACTCCTGCGCTTTTTTCCCTTCTCCGATAGCCGATCTTAATTCGGGAATGGTTTCGGCTCCTCGCAAAGAATTAGAACTTTTATTAAGCCGATTGGCGCTAATCAAATCGAAGATAGATGCCAATGCAGAGGATTTTGGTGAACCTCCGCTTTCCCCGGCCCCTGTCCCGAAGACGTTTACCAAGGCTTGATGATCGAACTCGGTGGACATTATTGAGACTCCAGTTCCTCCACTCTAGCCGACAATTCTTGGACGGATTTGATCAGTGCAGGGATAAATGCCGTCATGGTCAGACTCTGCATTCCGTTGTCCCCTTCTCTCCAGCCGTCCCATTCGGTTATGCCTTGGGCGTCTAAAACTTCTTTTATCTCTTGAGCTATGAAACCCGTATAGACATTCGGATCGTCGTCGGGTTTCAGGTCGGAAGGTTTGTCGGACCCATCCCGAAGGAATCGTGATTCCTTCAACTGGTTTGGCCAGTTGAAGGGATTCAGTTTCTTAAACGATACGGACCTTAAGGCTTTGATGAAATTCAAGCCGACGTTACTTGTTTTGACGTCTGTCTTGACTCGTTCGTCCGAGTCAACGGTTAGACCTACTTGACAGTGAAGACTGGAGACCGAGGCGTTGCCCAGTCGGACTTGGTTTGAGGCAGTCGGGCCAGTAGCATAGCCTAGAGAAGTTGTGTTAGTGTAGCCTGCCGCGCCGGAGGCAGTATTAGCCGCAGAGCCTATGGCAGTATTCTGGGCCGCTGTCACGTAAAAGCCGGCGAAGTCGCCGATGAAAGTGTTGTCGTCGCCGGTTAGATTGGAAGCCCCGGCTTGATAGCCCACTGAAGTGTTATCCGTAGCTGTCGTCGTCGCCAGCCCGGCGGCATACCCTAAACCGGTATTTACGCCCGGAGTAGTTTGGTTGGCCAATGCCCCCCAACCAACAGCAGTGGATGAAGAGCCTGTGGTGTTTGTGGTGAGGGCTGACATCCCGATTGCTACGTTGTTGTTTCCCTCGCTACCAGCAGATGGACTCTCGGCGTTTTTCAATGCCTCGTACCCTATCGCAACGTTCTGCGACATCAGTGTTGTCGTCTCCTGCATAGCCCCTTTGCCGATAGCTACGCACTTGTCGATCAGAGCGCATTCTTTGCCTGCTCCCGAACCTATGATAACGGAATCGTCTCCGTTGCCGTTGGAATAGGCGGACTGATAGCCGATGAAAACATTGTCGTTGGCCGCTGCTGCCGTGGCATAGGCCGCTTGATGGCCAACTGCCACGTTATTCGACGAATCGGTAGCCGTAGTCAAAGCTTGTCGGCCAACCGCCGTATTATTTACTCCGGACGTCAAACTGTCCAACGCTTCCGAGCCGACTGCCGTGTTGTCGCTAGTTTGGACAACTCCCGTGCCGCCGAATAGATTCGATACCGTTGCCTTGCGAAGGATATCGGTTCCACTAACGTCCTGAACCAAGACAAAGTCGTCGTTGGCGATTGCTGCCTCTTCCGTTTGTCCGCCGATTGCGCCTGTGGATTCCGAAGTTCCCAGAGTGGCGTTGTCTACAAGATTGTTAAGGTTGGTGTGAGTGACTGTCCCGCCACTTGCAAAAGTCGTTCCTTTGGATAGTTGTCCCATTATGAATAGTTCCTTCTTTGGCGAGACCCTTCGTGAGCCTCTATTGAAATGTCTCTAAGTTCCCATCGGCCTGCCGGGGTGGACCCGTTGTCGATGGTGATTTGAATGCCGTTGCCTCGCTTTCTGACTCCGAGTCTTCGCAGGTCTTCTTCAACGGCAGTGGTGGTAAATTCATCCAACTCGGTAGGTCCTGAGTCAGGTTCTCTAGTTTGAGCCAAAATCCTGATTTTAGTTGACGAGGTAGTTTTGCTGGAAGAGCCGATCTGTACGGATTTGAACCTCTTCAGGTTCTTCCACTCATTGCCTACGGAAGTTAAGGAGGTCGTCTTGCCTCGGTAGAGTCTGGTTACGGCTTTTGCATCGACTGCGGTAGTGGAAGCTGAAACTCCGTTACCGTATTCGTCGGTTCCAGTTTCGTTCTCATCTAGAAGTAGGATTTTACCTGAATCGCAAACGGCAGCTACACGGAGTCTGTCGTTGTAAATGATCCGAACCAGATCGTTTACGTAAACCCCGGACGGCAACGTATCGACGCTCTCCCAGCTATTGAGTACGATGTTGTAGACCAGTATTCGATCATTCGACTTACCGGCTGCATCGTGATCGGCGTTTGAGGTCGGAACTGCCAGGAAGAAGCGGTTGTCCGCTACTGTCGCGCAAGCGGGAGCAATGTTGCTCACTTCACCGGCTGCGACTGTGAAATTGATGGTGTCGATGACGTCCTCGATATCGGCTGAGATCGGGTCATCGGTTATTTGCAGATAAGCCAAAGGTGTGCCGACTTTACTGGTTCCTCGAACTCCGACGTTAACGGAATAAACTCCTGAGTCGGACAGTAGGAAGAGCAACCCTCCAACTTGCTTGACCGTGTTTCTGGCGACTACTCCGAATTGTCGGGTTACCTCGCTCTGAACGTAATCGTTGCCTTCAAGATCGTTGATGGAAGTGAGGACGTGAAGTCCTCTCCTCTTTCCTACTAAAAGAGCAGCACCGTCCAAACCCGTCAGGCTTTGAATCGAATCGGAATTACCCGGATCGATTTCAACTCGGTCTTGTTCTTGAAAAGTCCCCGGATCAAGGATCATTGAAAAGCGGATTTGATCCCTGCCAACTCCAACGCAAAGACGGTTGGATGCATAGACCGCAAAGGTGGCCGGAGGTATGGTTGAGGTTTCTGCTGGTTTGTCGAAAGTACCTGTCTCGGCGGATAAGCCTTCACCGTCGAATATCAAAGGATATTCGCCAAGTGTTGCGCTTAACGTGAACGGCAAACTGGGTGAGGCTGTCCTCCACAGATACAGAGAATGAAATGCCTGCATGATTGAGCATCCTGCTGCTGCCGTCTGCCCACCTGAATAAAGGATTGTTTTCTTCGATCCATCCGCAGGGTTAACGAAGTATGCTCTGTCCGAGCAGGCCAGTACGACGTACTCGGTCCCGCCATTTGGGTCTCGATAAAAGGTGCTGGCAAGAACAGTGGCTCCGAGGACAGTCGAATCAGAGGTCAGTCTTTTTAGACCTTTTCTCACGGTTGCGGTATTGTTTTCGAGACGAAGATTCTCCGACTCGGATAAATAGTTTTCGGGAACACTTGCCGCATCCCTGAAGGAACCGAACCCCAAGAAAGCCCGATCTCCGTCTACGACAGGTTGATCGTCGAGCTTTCCGTATGTGCGGTATTGGGTCATTTCCCGATTAGTTGAGCGATTTTGATGATGAGGTAGACGCAGGTCAGAACGCCCACGATGATTCCTACCACGGAGTTGACTTGGCCGATGCCAATGGTGGCCAAAGTGCCGCCTGCTCCCGTCAATGAAACCCTGTCGATCATTTGAGTAGTTCGAGGATTCCGATTACTACGACGATTCCCGCCAGTATGCATAACGCCTTTCCCCGATGGGAAAGGCCAAGGTAGTAGCTTTTGATCAGCTTTAGATTCTTCATTTGGCTTGCATTAAATTATTGGGCGTAAAAAATTGAATTTATGCAGGATAAACCGAAGAGAAGTGTAGATGACTTTTTCTTCTGTCCGAAACCAAGAGGATGGGTGCAAGAAGTCATCCGGATCGTTGGCATCATGGCCCTTTTTATCCTTATCTTTGGCCCAATCGCGTGTTGTGTATGGCTGTTCACCGACGCCTTCTACCCTGATTAGATTCTTCATTTGTTCCTTCCGGTAGTTTTGGTTGCGAAGGGAACTCGGGTGAGTTTCTCGGCTTCCGTTTTGGAGCATTGGCGAGCGACGAAGATCGGAACCATCAAGTACAGTCCGAGAAAACATGCAGCGACCATTAGGATTTTCTTGATGGTCGAAGTGAACTCCTCGAATCCTGATTGGTGAGATTTTAAACCTTTTTGGACTATCGCTGAGACATCTCCTTCTGTGATTGCGCGGAGTGTGTCTTTAGCCTCCTTGACCTCGGCATTGCCCCGTGCAACCTCGCCTGCCATTGCTCCCCCTCCTGCCGCGAGGCCGACTAGCAACGGACCACCACCAAAGGCGGCTCCCGCCGCTCCCGCCGCCGTTGCGCCGAGGGTTGGATACCATTGCTTCATGGAGCATCCTGTAAACAGGAGAAGTATAGTGAAGAAGTAGGTCATCCGACAACTGAGACTCCTGTGACTATTTGACCGTCTGTCGACAAGTTGACCCGAAAGCCGTGAACGGGGCTAGTGGAAGTGAAAGATATTGTATCCGACGGAACGACGTTGTTGTAGTGAATGGTTTGACCATTGGTGGAACCCCCTCTCCAAGTCACGTTCATATCCCCGCTTGGCCCCACGGTTTCGACTTTTAGAGTATTCGACCCGGAATCTCCGCGAGTTACCCCTACGCTGTAAGTTCCGGATGCAAGGGGGGAACTGAAAGTATAAGTTGTGGTGGGGCCTTGGATGTTGGCCGCTTTGGCCAAACCATTCCCTGCCACCAAAGAGTTGTAGTCGCTGTAACCACTGGAAAGAGTCCAATTAGTTGGAGCCAAGTCCGCTATCTCCCAGCCTGTCCCGCGCATCTTGTTTCCGGCAACCGTCGAAGTTACGTAGGCCATCCTTCCACCCCAGCGGTCGGATTTGACGCCGCTCTGCATGACTCCGTTAGGCACGGAGCGTCCGTCTGTGTAGTAGTCGATGGGGTACCCGACTCCCGACCCCGCCTGCCCGTTGTCCAAAAGTGTCCAGTTCTGCGGAGTGCCAACAAACTCCACCGTCCCGACTCCTGACGCCACATACTTATTGGCTGCCGAGTCGTAGAGATATGGGACCGTCAATGAAGGGGTGAGTCCTGCGGCGTAAGGGTAGCCCGACACGTTCACGTAGCAGTACGGCGTCGAGTTGTCTTGAATGAGACGGATGCCGAAGTTCGTGGAGAGGTTGACATTGTGAATCG